AGATTAAGAAGACCTTGAAGAAGAATGAAGACCCCGACTATGATATTTTCTAAGCTTCTACTTCTTTCACTGGCAATAGCGTCGATTTCGATGACCGTCACGAAATCGAATGCAATGGAGTGGTTTCGACGGTTAATGTCAAAGCTCGGAAGTTGGGTGGAGGAACTGTTTCACTGTCCGTATTGTTTGAGTCACTGGCTTGCATTAGGTGGAGTTTTTGCATGGCTTGAAGGCTCTATCATCGAATTGATGATTTACATTATGGTCGTTGTAACACTTTCAAGCTTAGCTTCTTTGGGCATTACGCATTTCTTCATTGCACTTGATGCTCTTGAAGAAGGGAGCGAAGAATGAGATTCAACTTTGCACGAAAAGCAAGACGGGTAGCACGGCGTCAATATCGTCGGGGAAAAATTACCCGTCAAGAGTACGAACACGTATGCGAAGCCTCCCGTGACCCAGAAGTAGTGGCAAAGTGGGAGGCTGAAGTAGAGAAGCAACTTGGAGCACCTTGGAAGGCCAAAGGTGGCTTTCTTGATGGCTTTGACTTCTCTGCAATTTGGGAGTGGTTCAAGGAAAATTGGCCCACTATCCTGAAAATCCTGTTGACAATCCTCCCTCTGCTCATTCTGGAACCTAATCCAGAAGAGGAGGGCGAGTCTGAGTCGTAAGGCCCGTCAGGCCGCCTCAGAGGGACTGGGGTGGCGACATGTCACCCCAGTCAAATACAACCCTTTGGAGACCTACCATGAAAGTCAAATGTCCATTTCTGCACTACCCTCGCTATGCGATGAAAGTCTATTTGAAAGACGGTCGCGTGGTCAATCAACGGGGTACATCACAACCTGAACTCAACATCAATGTTGATGAAGAAGATGTGGTGGCAATCGTCGTTGAATGTCGAGCAATGGGTGGTGAATCCTGCGGTACCAGGATGCTTATTGATGGGGTGTGGGCACCTTACAGCGAAGCATCACTGGATGAATTGCTCAATCCTCCGATTCCTGAGCCCGAACCTGAACCCGACCCAGGACCGGGAGAAGTTTGGCAACCTGGCGAAGTTGAGGCTGAAGTTGAGGAGGCAGCAGGCTTCGATGATGAAGTTTACTGCGAAGTCGATGAAGAGGATGAAGACGAGTAAATGAATGAGCGGTCTGATGGACGCTTTCCGCGAGGCAATCGCGGACGGCATGAAAAGCCGAACGATGACTACCTGTTCTCGGTGGGCTACGCATCGCCGTGTAATGGGCGAGCCATTCCCAGGCGCGTACGGTTTCGACCACCATCCGTGGTGCAAGGAAATTCACGACTCGGGAGCATCGTACAATTCTGCGATGAAGGCCGCCCAAATGGGGGTCACAGAAGTTGCCATCAATCGAGCATTTTATACCGTCGATGTTCTAAGGAAGGATGTTTTGTATGTTCTACCGACGTTGAACAATGCAAGCGATTTTGCAAAAGCTCGTTTCAATACAGCTTTGCTTTACAGTCCCTACCTCAAGAGGCTCTTCACAGACACCAACACAATTGGTTTGAAACAAGCCAGCGGGACGAATCTTTACATCCGAGGTTCACGCGGAGATGCCAATCTGAAATCAATTCCAGTTTCAACACTGATCCTCGACGAAGTAAACGAAATGGATCAGAAGCAAATTTGGTTGGCTTTGGAACGTTTGTCGGGACATATCGAGAAATCAGTTTGGGCAATTTCGACTCCAACTGTTCCAAAGTATGGTATCCACAAACTATTTCAACAAGGTACACAAGAGCACTTCATGTTCAAATGTCCGCATTGCGGGCGTTGGACCGAGTTGATTTGGCCCGATTGCATAGAGATTATCGGGGAGACGGTATCCGATCCTCGTTGTAAAGAATCGTACCTTAAATGCAAGGAATGCAAGCACAGACTAGACCATGAAAGTAAGGCTGAGTGGTTAAACATTGATAACTGCAAGTGGGAATCAACAACAAGTTGCAATGAAGACCATCGAAGCTTTCTAATCAATCAGCTTTACAGTTTTACCGTTTCACCTGGAGAAATCGTTGTTGCACATTTTCGGGGTCTGGGTGATGAAGCCGCAATGGTTGAGTTTCACAACTCCAAGCTAGGTATACCGTACATACCGGCAGGCGGCTTGGTAACAGACACCGAAATCGAGAACTCAGTTGGGGGTTACTCAAAGAGTGATTCTCGACCGGACATTGGCGGTGAACGTTGCATCTGTATGGGAGTTGACCAGGGTAAGTTGAATAACATCATTATCATGGAGTATTTGTTCGACCAGTATAGCCATGATTTGAATGTTGCAGCTTATGGGCGACTACTTTGGGAAGGTAAGCTTCCAGGAGATAACTTTGAAGAACTTGATCGACTTATGCGTGAATGGCAAGTTTTGGGATGCGTTATCGACGCTGATCCACAGATCAATGATGCACGTCGATTTGCCAGGCGTTTTCCCGGCTATGTCTTTCTGTGTCGCTACCGTCGAGGCGTCACCGGCAAGGAAATTCAGTTGGCAGAAGAGGAAGGTGGCGCACCAATCGCTACCGTGGACCGTACAAACTGGTTGGACGCTGCACTAGGACGTTTTCATACTGGGCGTATTCAACTTCCTGCGGACGTGAGCATGGAGTTTCGAGACCACATGAAAAATGTCGTGCGTACCTACGAAAGAGACGATCTGAACAATCCAAGAGCCGTTTATATTAGCACTGGGGCAGACCACTTTGTCCATGCGTTGACATACGCAGAGATTGCTTTACCATTAGCGGCTGGTATTGTTACAGGACAAGACCTTGGGACATTTCTGTAACGGAGGAAGACAATGGCCTTCAAAGCCTTTTCCGTGCTGGAAACTCGACATCCTCAATACTTCCACGACATGACGTATTGGACGACATGGCGGGAAGTATATGATGGCGGTGAAGACTATACAAAGCTTTACCTGAAGAAGTTCACCGTGCGCGAAACTGATGAAGATTTCTATTCGCGTATGTCGATTACTCCAACACCGACGTATGCAAAGGCTGCCATCAATGATGTACGCAATGCCATTTTTCAACGTATGCGTGACATCACTCGACGTGGCGGTTCTCAAGCTTACATGAAGGCAGTGGCAGGAGAAGGGAGCGGTGTCGATCTCAAAGGAAGTACCATGAATGGCTTCCTTGGTATTGATGTTTTGAAGGAAATGCTTGTTATGGGTAAGGTGGGTGTCTACATTGACATGCCACAACTAACAGGACCGACTCTTGCTGATGTAGGTGGTGCTCGTCCTTATCTATACTTGTACCAGGTTGAAGACATTCTTGCATGGGCCGTCTCCAAACCAGAAGAACCGAGCGAGTTTCAAGCTCTACTTCTGCGTGATACGGGCATTGACTTTGCTCAGCACGAAATGTACAACCTCAAGCTCCCTGACAAAGAATACGAACGGTATCGTTTGATTTGGATTGACGAAGACACAGGTTTTGTCAACGTTCAGTTCTACGATGCGAAATCAAATCCCATCACACCTGATGGCTACCCATCTGATGGAACTCCAACCACGCTTGAACTGCGACGGATTCCATTTGTCCTTTTTGACGTTGGTGACAGTCTCTTGAAGGATGTAGCCAACCACCAGGCAGCCTTGCTTAATCTAACATCTAGTGATGTAGCCTACGCCCTGAAGGCAAACTTCCCGTTCTACACCGAACAACAAGACATGAGGGCGGTTGGCGACCACTTGAAGCACCCTGTTAATCCAGATGGTTCAGCTTCAGCGGGTGGACAACGAGCTTTTGGGCGGGAGATGCGAGTTGGTCCTACACACGGTCGGGCTTATGATCTCCGGGCAGAACGTCCTGGCTTTATTCATCCATCACCAGAACCGCTTGAAACATCGCTAAAGCTTCAAGAGAAGCTGGAGGATGATATTCGCAAGCTGGTGAATCTTGCCGTTGTCAACAAGATTGGGAAAAGAGCTACCTCGGCTGAAGCACTCAAGATGAGTGACCAAGGTTTGGAAGCTGGTTTATCCTTTATCGGATTGGTACTAGAAAGTGGCGAACGAAAGATTGCAGAACATTGGGCCGCCTATGAAGAGAAGCAACCAAAACGGCGTCAAATTGCCACAATCAAGTATCCTGATCGTTATAGTCTCAAGACTGACAAGGATCGTATTGAGGAGGCAGATAAACTTGCTGAATTGATGTACACGGTTCCTGGTAACGTGGTGAAGAAAGAATTGTCGAAGAACATTGTCACAGCCTTGCTGGCTGGCAAGGTCAATGTTGATACACTCGACAAAATCTTTGCTGAGATTGATGAAGCTGATTACACAACAAGTAATCCTGAAATTATCATCCAAGCTAAGGAAGCTGGCCTTGTTGGTGAGAAAATTGCATCAATGGCTTTAGGATTTCCTGAAGATGAATACCTTCAAGCTCGTGAGGATCATGCAGAACGAGCCAAGCGTATTCTGGAAGCCCAGACAGCAGGTAGACGACAAGATGATGCTGAAAGTCCCGCTGCTCGTGGCGTAGAGGATATATCTGCTACTCCCGAGGAAGAAGGTAAGACTGAGCGTGAAGAAGCAACGGATACTACGCTCAAAGAAACAACAGAAAAACCAGTTCGTGGTGAAGGCCGCGAAAAGAAAAAGGAGGAAGAATAATGCTTCCAGTACGTGTAGCAAAGCAGACTCAAGAAAAGCTCAATACTGGGCAAGGGACTGCTGGTGCAGCCGCCGCTGCGCTTACTACAAATCCCTGGCCGGCAAGTTATGGCATCTTTATTCGGAATCACGATGGAGCAAATGCCATGTATGTTGGTAACAGTGGTTTGACGGCGGCAAATGGTTTTCGGCTCGATGCTGGCGATGATATTTGGATTCCAGTAACCGACCCGAGAGAAGTTTACGTCATCCGAGCTACTGCGGATGTAGCATACAGCTTTCTTGTGGTGTAAGGTGGTATTATGTACGAGTATTACGGCACAATCGAAGAAGCAAATGAATACTTTGAAAATCGGCTCCATGAATGGGCCTGGACTGATGCTTCCTCGGATGATCGGCGTAAGGCTCTTATCAATGCCACCGCCATCATTGATGCTCTTAATTTTAAGGGTGAGAAGGCGGCAGTCTACGACGTAATATACGACGAAGACGGAGAAGAAGTGGATTGGTCTGAAGATGAAGTAATTGAGGCCGAATTGTCGCAGGGATTGGAGTTCCCGCGAGGCACGGATGTTGAAGTTCCTGACCAAATCAAGATTGCATGTTGGGAAATTTCACACGCCCTTTTAGATGGAGTTGATCCTGACCTTGAACTTGAAAACCTGGGTGTGGTCAGCCAGGGGATTGCCTCAGTACGAACAACTTACAATCGGAATCATACCCAAATTGAACACTTGATGAATGGGATTCCGAGTGCCGCAGCGTGGAGATACCTACGGCCATTCTTGCGGGATACTAAGGCAATTAAGCTCAGTAGGGTGGACTAACCCTTGTTAGGAGAGTTGCAATGAAAGACGACTTGTACAAACTTTACTGGTCCCTGCCGACATTTGCTTGCTACGAAGGTGAAGGTGACGATGGTGATGGCGGCGGTGGTGATGGTGACGGTGGTAATGACCACGATACCCGCGTAAAGACGGCTCAAGAAGAGGCGCAACGGGCTCAAGCAGAAGCAGAACGTAAGGCTGCTGCGGCCCGCGAAGCGGCTGAGGAAGCTGAGCGTGTTCGTGAGAAAAACTTCTCACAAGACGACCTGAATCGTTTCCTGGCTGATGACCGTCGAAAGCACCAAGAGAAGTACAAGAAGCTAGAAGAAAGCTACAAGGAAATTCTAGCTGACAAGAACCTGCAAAAGGAACAACGAGCAAAGATGGAAGCTGAGCTTGCAGATTTGCAGAAGTCGTTCCGAACAAAGGAACAACAAGCAGAGTACGAACGGAAGCAAGAGCGAGAGCGTTTCGAGGGCGAACTTGAAACCTACAAGACAGCAGCAACAAAATGGGAGAGTTTGTACAAGAACTCGGTCATTGACCGATCTCTCCAAGACGCTGCGGTGGCTGCTGAAGCGTTCAACCCTGGTCAAATCGTTGGACTACTTCGTCCAATGACAAAGATGCAGGAAAAGACGGATGAAGCTGGTAAGTCACTTGGCGATTTTATACCTTTGATTGACTTCCCCGACATTGATGAAAAGACTGGGGATCAAGTCATCACGTTGAGAACCCCGGAGGAAGCCGTACAACGCATGAAAGAATTGCCTGAGATGTTCGGTAATCTCTTCAAGGCAAATGTTGTCAGCGGTGTTGGCTCGGGTTCCGCAACCGGCGGC